GGGCTGACGGGCGCGGCGGGTTTGTGTCGGCGGGTGGGCGCACGAATTCAGTTTTTCTCGGCGGGCGGCTGGTGGCAGAAAGTTTGTGTTGGTTTGTGTCGGCTGGTTCCCAGCCTTTTCTCAGGAAACTCTCAGGTTTCGGGCATGAAAAAGCCCCCGCCCGATTTTCTGGGCGAGGGCTTTTCTTTCAGATTACTTTGCGAGGGCTTGAGTATTTTTCTGAACTGTAACCAGTTTCGAAATTACCTTATTTAACTTTGCCAAATCGGCAGTAGTTAAATCTTTCAGCGACTTAGTCGAGATGTAAACATCAAGCGCATCTAGTACCGACTCAAGCGTAATTGCCTCAGCCTTCTCAACGATTTCAGTTTCCAATTCCTCACCCTTATCGCGGGCTTGAGATTCTGCTTTCGTGGCAGTTCCTTCAGCCAGTTCCGCGATAGTTGCGAATTGCTTGATATGTTTTTTAGCGTTAGCGGTTTTGACGTCACAATTTACGCGAACTGCCAGTGTTAAAATCGCGCTGACTTTATGGTCAGAAATCTCAGCATTAAAGCGGTCAATAATCGCGGCGGCAGTTGAGATTGCGGGAATATGTGAAGCCAGAACTGAAGGCTTAACTTTGACATCTTTCGCGGTTTCCTTCATTGAAGCCTTTGCGATTTCTTGAGTCAGACCATTTTCTAACATTTCATTAAGTTCGACTATGAAATTTAGACCCTCGATATTTTGATTTTCTGCTGACTCAATAAATTTTGCGTAAGCAGTTTGTAGAGAGGTGTCGAAAGTGTTGATTTTAACTGACTTTGGAGCATTTTTTGAAGCGGTCATTTTTTTATCCATTTCGTTTATCTGGCGAGTTTGCCATTGAGAAAATTTTAGCATGGATTTGGAGATTTCAACACCATTTCGGCACTTTATAATAAAGTGAGATTTCCGAACATCTGTTCGATTACTGCTCAGTAACTTAGCCTACCATATTCCCAGCCGATTATCAACTCATTCTCAGGATTCTCTCAGATTCCGGCACTGCTCATGGCTCTCAGGAAATTCTCAGGAACATGTAGGGAACTGTGACCGCCGTCACACCTAACCTGTATCGAACATCTGTTCGAATTATTTTATTTACTGGCTGAGAGAAAACTGATAGCCCCCTGAGAATTGTCTGGGGAGATAGTTCACCCAAGAACTAAAGTCGATATATCGATTTGTCGACAATTCAGTTCATTTGATTTGACCCTAGGGTTTATTAACTTGGCTCCGCGCGCTATTATATAGTCAACCAATAATTTTCTGTTATATTATAGTGGGGGTGATATATACTAAAATGCATACAAAACGGACATTATCAGTATATTATACCCGAACTACGTTCGGATTTACATGTTTGAACAGGTTATCTTATATGTATAGATTTTAATTAGTCGCTACGCTAAGGCTTCGCTCCTAATCTTAAATATAGATAATATATAATAATATTGGGATAGTTATGCCGTTTAACCCAACCGTTAATAAGGCGTTTTTAATAGAATTGTTGGACACCAATTAGAGGCTGACACCTCTCGCAGAAAGTGGAATATCTACTTGGTGGTGAAAAGGGGAAATATCCAGGTCGCCCCTGGCCCTGAAGTACAATCCAACATAGCCCCATAGTTTAATGGACAGCACGCAGGACTACGTATCCTGAAGTATGGGTTCGATTCCCACTGGGGCGCTGATATAGATGGGACAATCATGGGACGCAAGCCTGGAGTACAATCTGTACCAAAAGACGAGGCACAAGCAAAAGTCTTAACCCTATTGGAAAATGGGGCGACCATTACCGCTGCTATGGCAGCCGTTGGTCGTAACGATACTACCTTCCGTCAATGGTCTATGGTAGATTCAGACTTTAAAGACAAAGCGGACAAAGCCCGTTTATCGGGCAAAGGGGTCAAGGCTGACCTCTCAGAACTCAAGAACATCTCTTATCCCGAGTTCTCACAGCAATTTTTAAACACTACCCTCTTTGACCATCAACTCAACTGGCTAGACCTAATCGAAGGTCGTGAGCCAAGATGGCAACCAGCAGGTATGACTTATGAGCCTGGCGACCCAAAGCGTGTCCTTATCAATGTTCCTCCTGAACATGCTAAGTCGACAACCATCACTACCAACTATACACTTTACACTATTGTAACAAATCCTAATGCCCGAGTCATTATTGTATCCAAGACTCAAGGCATGGCCCGCAAGTTCCTTGGGGCTATCAAGACCAGGCTAAGTCACCCAGCCTATATGAAGTTACAGACCGCTTACGGTCCTAACGGTGGCTACAAGGCAGATGCTACACAATGGTCAGCCGATATGATTTATCTAGGCACGGGACGCGATTCTGGCGAGAAAGACCCAACTGTCCAGGCCCTCGGGTTCGGTTCGCAGATTTACGGTGCTCGCGCAGACCTCATTATCCTAGATGACGTGGTGATGGGTTCTAATGCCCATGAGTGGGAGAAGCAAATTGAATGGCTTCAAAAAGAAGTAATCACCCGCCTGGGGCGGCATGGAAAACTGCTTATAGTAGGAACCCGTGTCGCACCCATAGATTTGTACAAGATGATACGCGATGGTAAGCAATGGACTGGCGGTAAAACTCCGTTCACCTATTGTGCTATGCCAGCCGTATTAGAGTTTGACGAAAAACCCGAGAACTGGAAAACGCTTTGGCCTAAAACCAATATCCAGGAAAACGATATTGACGAGGTGCTAGATGATGGACTTTATCCGAAATGGGATGGACCCTCTTTATTTAAGCGCCGCTCTGAAGTCGCACCGTCAGTATGGGCTATGGTCTACCAGCAAGAAGATGTCGAATTCGATTCCATCTTCCCACCTGCCTGTGTCGCAGGTTCCGTCAACGGAATGCGCAAGCGAGGACCTCTAAAGCCTGGCGTACCTGGCCATCCTAAACATGTAGATGGCTCTTATACTATTATCGGTCTTGACCCTGCTATGGCAGGAGCAACTGGTGCTGTTGTAGTTACTTACAATAAGGCAGATTCTAGAATTTACGTTTTGGATTGCGTCAATATGACGGAGCCTACACCGATGAAGATTCAGTCACTCATTGAAGAATGGGTTGAGCGGTATCGTCCTCAAGAACTGCGCGTAGAAATTAACGCCCACCAGAAGGCTTACGCCCTTGATGACAACCTTAGAAACTTTTTAGCATCTTATGGTTGCCAACTGAACTCACACTTTACTGGCAAGAATAAGTGGGACACCTCATTCGGTGTAGCATCTATGGCTAGCCTATTTGGAACTATTCGTGATGAACGATTCCAAGATAACAATATTATTGAGTTACCTTCTAACGAAGGTTCTGAAGGCTTGAAGACTTTGGTACAGGAATTAATTACCTGGAAGCCAGATACTAAGAACCCAACTGACTGCGTTATGGCTCTTTGGTTTGCGATTATTCGCGTAAGAGAAATGATGCAACAGTCTAGTAGAGTAGGGCAATACGCTCCTAATCGCTGGGCAACCCGAGCACAGAAAGCACAGCGCGGTTCAATCCAATTGGATGAAGCCTTTGCTGACCAATGGAATGAATACTACGGATAGGAAAACAAAATGGCAAAAAAACCAATTCTTCCACGAATTACTGCTGGCATTGCTGGCAATGGTGGCAGCAAAATAAATCCAGTTTATAAAATGATGGCAGAAAGACTTGGGATTGCTGAATCTCCTTCAGTTACTCGCTCTGACATTAGCAAGTATATTCAATCAAATAATAAGCCACCATCATTGGCTGAGTTAGAAAAAAGAATACGCAAGAGCCCAAAGAACTAATTTTCCCTTTAACTGTTAGGACAACAATGGCATTATCAATGGAGCAAGTAGTAGCGCGTGTTCAATCGCTACGCTACCGCAACGCTGACCGCGACGCTCGTAACCTTGACGTCCTTGCAGTCCGTAAGGGTAAGATTTCTGAAGTCTATCCTGACTTCTTTCCAGATGGAGTAAATGCCAATGTCGTGGCAAATTTTATTGACATTGTTGCGCGTGACCTATCCGAGGTTATGGCACCACTACCAGCCGTCAACTGCTCGGCAGCGAATCAAGTTAGCGACCGTGCTCGCACTTTCGCCGACAAGCGCACGCGTATTGCTTCTAATTATTTTTCCCATTCTGACCTTTCGGTACATATGTACTCGGGAGCGGACTGGTACATAACATACGGTTTCGTCCCATTCATTATTGAATTAGACGAAGAAAGCAAACTGCCTCGTATCCGCATAGAAAACCCACTGGGTGCTTACCCAGAATTTGACCGCTATGGGCGCTGTGTTGCATTTGCCAAAAGATATATGATGAGTCTGGGCGAACTGGTTTCTCAGTTCCCTGAGTATGAGCGAGAGTTGCTTGGTGGCTACGGCTATAAGCAAGACCTCAATCACCAGGTTGAAATGATTCGCTACTATGATAAAGACCAATCACTTATCTTTATTCCATCAAAAGATAACCTAGTACTATCAAAGGCCAAGAACCCAATCGGTAAGATGATGGTTGTTGTAGCACGTAAGCCATCTATTGATGGTGAACTACGTGGCCAGTTTGATGACATCCTAGGTATTCAACTCCTACGCAACCGCTTTGCGTTGCTTGCAATGGAAGCCGCAGAGAAATCTGTACAGGCTCCTATTGTACTCCCACAAGATGTTCAAGAGTTGCAACTGGGTGGAGATGCGGTTATCCGTACTTCAAACCCAGCAGGTGTACGTCGTGTAGAACTCACAATTCCACAAGGCGCATTCACCGAAGCACAACTTCTTAATCAAGAACTTAGAGTTGGTGCTCGTTACCCTGAGGGACGTACTGGAAACATCGATGCTTCGATTGTTACTGGTCAGGGTGTGCAGGCGCTTATGGGTGCGTTCGATACCCAAGTCAAATCTGCTCAAGCAATCTTTGCTGCTGCGCTACGCGATGTAATTAGCATTTGCTTTGAAACAGATGAGATGATTTACCCAGAAGAAAAGACCATTCGTGGTGTTGATTCTGGTTCTCCGTACGAGATTACGTACAAGCCATCTAAGGATATCAAGTCTGATTACTCAGCAGATGTTCGTTATGGTATGCTTGCAGGTCTTAATCCCGCACAAGGTCTTATCTTCATGCTACAAGCACTAGGCGGCAAACTTATCTCCAAGGACATGGCGATGAGAGAACTACCATTTACTGTCAATGTTACTCAAGAACTTGAGAAGATTGAAATTGAAGATATGCGCTCTGCGCTATTAGGAGCACTTACAGCCTATACACAGGCTATTCCACAAATGGCAACACAGGGACAGGATGCCTCGGAAGTAGTACGCAAAATTGCTGAGGTCATTAAAGCCCGTCAAAAGGGTCAAGCGCTAGAGGATGCTATTGAAGCAACCTTCGCACCACAGCAACAAGTTCCTCCTGCTGGTGCACCCGCTTCACCTGTTGAGCAACCGTCCCCTGCTCCAGAGGGTATGCCAGCGGGAGGCGCTCCTTCCCCTATGGGTGGAGAACAAATGGCACCACCTCCAGATATTCAATCAATTCTTTCAAGCCTATCCTCATCAGGAAAAGGCGCAGCACGCGTAGTAACTAGAGGTTAACTAACTAAGTAGGGGACAATGACAACAATTATCGGTGTACAAAGTAAAGATGGTTGCACCTTAGTTGCTGACAGTCTAGTTAGTGATGACAGTGGCAGAACTTGGAATCATCCACAGATGACCAAGATTAATAAGCGAGGCGCATTCCTTATCGGAGGCGCTGGAGAAGTTGCTCCTTGTGATATTGCACAGCATATCTGGGAGCCGCCAGTAGTAACTGTTAAAGATAAAAAAGATGTTTACCATTTCATGATTACAAAGGCAATGCCTTCACTTCGTGAATGCTTAAAAATAAATGGTTACAACTTTGATGAGCCACAAGAAAAAGATTCTAGTTCGCGCTTTCAATTCTTAATGGCAGTAAACGGTGAGTTATTTGATATTGGCGATGACCTATCGGTTATGCGCAATGCTGATGGATTCTATGGTGTAGGTTCAGGTGCGCAGATAGCACTTGGTGCGCTACATGCAGGAGCAGAAGCGGTAAGGGCAGTAGAAATTGCTGCTAAGTTAAGTATTTTTTCAGAGGGACCATTTCAGGTAGAAGTTCAATATTCTAAGTAGGAGTAAACATGGCTGGTAATGAGAACAGTGGCGGTATGCGCCCAACTGCACCACAGAACAACATGGGTGTTTCAGCAACAGGTGGAGCAGGCTCCAAAGATGGTCAACCAAATCGTTACATTTCAGGCGGTACTTACGGAGAAGGAAAGGCACTAATGCAACAGCAACAGGGCGCTTCTATGTCTTCAGGTCCTGCAATGCCACAGGGTGCTCCTATGGGTACATTATTAGACCCAACCAATAACCCAAGTGAGCCAATAACTGCTGGTGTAGATTTTGGTGCTGGCCCAGGTTCAGAAGTCTTGCCAAAAAACATTTCAGCAGACACACGTCCTACGGACAACTTAGATATTATTAAAAAGTATTTTCCTGCAATGACTCGCGCATCTCAACTAGAAGATGCCCCAGATTCATATAAGCGATTCCTTAGTTATCTTGCGAGTGAGATAAGTGGATAAGTGGCGCGAGGGAAGTCTTTATGACCACATTGATGTGTTCGCAAACTCTTTAGGTTACGAGAATGCTGCAATTGCTATTAAGTTAGCAATGGTTCCTTGGGATTCAGTCCAAGATAGAAATTCTTTTATTCACGCCATAACAGGCGATTTGCCACAAGGCAATGATGGACGCAACTATGTAAGCGGAACGCAAAGGGGGTAATATGTCATTATGGAATTCATTTCTAGACCGTATTGCCAAGCCTGTTGGACGCGCAATAGAAAGTAGCGTTAAAGGTGTAGGTGAAGGATTCACGGCTGCAGGGTTTACCCCTAATGCATTATCTAGTCCATCTAATGCTATTGCTTCTCCAATCATAAAAGCAGGCGTACAGATGACTGTACCTAAAATTACATCTGCTCAAGGTTTAGATGAAAAAGTACAACAAGAAATTGCTAAAAATATTGAATACTCAGCACAGGAAAAAGCAGTAACTGGCGATTTAGTCTTAAGAGTCGCTAATGAAGTTGTTGCTCCTATTGTCTCCAAGGGTATAACTCGGCCAATTGCTACTTTTGGTTTAGTTACAGATTTTAATTCTCCTTTATACCAACCAGGTAAGTATGAAAAAGGTTTTCAACTTAACGATATTAAAGCCGCTTATAATCGCAGCGAAGAAGTTACAGCGATGCAGGCGCTTACTAAGTCTGATTTGCTTCGTAGTGTAAATCCACTTGGTTATGCAATTCAGGATGCTATATTCTCTAATGGAAATATTGATATAAACAAGGTTAACTTGTGGGACGATGAAGATGTTAAAAAGAATTTTTCTGATAATGTTGTAGGTAGATACTATACAGGTGGCGGAGATTTCATCTTATCCAATGCTGCAATCACAGCAGCAGGTGGCGCTGCAGGCGCAGTTTTCAAAAGTTTTGGAAAGATGGCTGGACTTACCACAAAAAATAAAGCACTTGCAACATTTGAAGAAGATGTTTCTATCGGCTTAGACCACTTTAATAGCGGTGGTCAAACTGGCAAATACACCCTCGCTGCAAATGATGTTAAACGTCTTGCTGATACAACAAAAGTTGATGATGTAATTGATATACTTGGAAATTACACTGTTAACCCAAGAATGATTGACACTATTGTTGACACAACAGATGTAAATATTGTTAAAGATTTAATCCTTGCTGATAATGGTAATCTTGCCGCAATGAACCGTTTGCTTTCCTCGGCTCCTGCTACAATAGGCGAAGTTGCTGGCGTAAAATCTGTTTTTGTAAATAAAGCAATGGACAATGGTGGAGTGTACCATCCCGAAGGCTTAAACATAGACCGTATTAATGCTCTTTATGATGACGGTATCAAACTACCAGAACATAAAAAGTATTATGAAACATTTATGGACCCAATCAATAAGTCTCCACGCATGGGCGGTACTGGTTATGCTCCAATTGAACCAATTATTGGCGCTCAAAAAATTGGTACTGCGCTTGCCCGCATTAGTTCCGCACGAGCAGCCTCAGTTTCTCGTGACTTTACAGATATCGGTGGATTTACAGAACGTTTTCTAGGCAATCGTTTCGTAACTCGTGTAATTAGTTTTACTGGCTCCTACAAACCGCTTGGTTACGTAACATTCTCTGGTGCTCGACCACTTGATGGTATTGTAGAAATTGATGCTATGTTTGATGATTTGAAATTATTTAAAAATGGAAACAATTTAATTACAATCAATGCCAAAAAAGAAACAATGAAGGCATCAGATTATCGTAACGCAGTTAAGACTAATTTCTTGCGCGCCGAATCAGATATTAAACGTAAAGAAATTCTAGAAGCGTTAGACAGAGATTTAGGTTTTCATTTAGCCTACACCAATAACTTTTTTGACGAAGTACAAATTTTAGATTCTATAACCAATTTGCGTGCTAAAATTAGCGGCAGTCACGCTGCTTTTGGTCAAACGGGTATGGGTATAGACGCTCAAGGTCATCGCGTAATAACCGACCCGCTTACTCAACGTCAACTTGTTGAGTCGCATCGCTTCCTTCCTTGGAATGTAATTGAAAAAGAAATTATTAAAGGTGCGGAGTCTGGTAAGTTAAAGCGTATGGGCGTTACTGGATTCGATGTTACTAAAGAAGCATTTGAATTTGCTAATAGATATTGGACACTTGATGTTCTAGCACGGCCCTCTTACATTCCTAAACAATCATTAGCAGAGCCTACACTTAGCGCATTTCTTGCGCAAGGTACGGGTTATATTGTAAACTCTATTCCAACTGCTGCAAAACGCTCTTTACAAAATAATCGTAATCGCGTTCTCAATGTTGCTTCAAGGTTGCACAATAAGCCTGCCATTAAATCAATTCAAAAAGTTGTAGATGATTTAACTACGCAACTTGATATCGCAGTTAATAATCTTAATGCTCTAAATGCAGAAGCCGATGCTTTCTACAAGACGACAAATGTATCTCCAGTAGCCAAGGCTACGAACGGTCCAAAAGTAGTTGATGCTGTGAAAAGAGCAGAAGCAATGGTAGACGACATTGAGTTAGAACTCCTATCTGCATCTAAACCGTTTGGCTCCACTACTCAAGTTCCTACGTTTGCTCGTCTGGAGCGACGTATTAATTTTCTAGAAGAATCGACTGCTGTATCTGGAAAATATGGAATACAGATTGCTAATGCTCGTGCTGCGCTTGGTGCTGCTAAAGCAGAAACGCATACACTTTTACCTAATGCTTCTGAATTAATTAAAAAGAATATAGAAATTAGTAAGCAATACGATATAATTGATGATGCGTTAAAAAGTCTTGGAGAAGCAAAATATAAAGAAGCATTAGTGCTTGGCAAAGGTGCTGAATATAAAAAGCGTTTCTTTGGTAAAGAAGAAAATTATCGTGTGATTGATAATAAGTATACTAAATTAGATAGTTTATATACTGAAAATCAACTTGGCGCAGCAATGCGCGAAGAAACTGGCAATGCTAGCACTGTAGCAATTACATACTTAAATGAGTTGTCAATGGGAACTCGCCAGAGTATTCTTATGCGCAAAACGCCCAACACTGTTACTGATGTTTCAAGTCCTTTATACTTTGAAGAATTGGCGTACGTGGCCAACCGCGCAATGCGTGGAGACCCACTTATTAACCAGATTCTTGCCGATATAGAATTTAATGACCTTGTAAAATGGGGTCAAAGTCCATCTGGCATGGCATACATGGAACAATTTGGTGGTCAAACATTAGGAAACGTACCAGATTTTATCCGTAATCGTGTGTCTTTTGTTAACCGTTATTTGCCTAACAAGGTTGCTAGAGAGGCTGTGTTAAAAGGCGAAGTAACTTCAGTCCAGTTGCAAACTATTCTAGCAAAAGACTTAGACGTGCTAACCGCTATACACCCAACTGAATTTAACTATAATGCTGCACATGAGGGTTTTCAGGGAGTTAAAGATTTAGTACGTGTAGATAAAGCATTATCTTGGTTTGCTCGCAAGACATTTAATGCTCTTGCTAAACCAGAAAATCCAATCCGTTGGTCATTTGCTGATAAGGTATTCTTGGACACTCTTGCTAAAAAAGCAAATATTCTTGCCCAGCAAGGTGAAGATATGTCTGGTCCTAATAATATTAATAAAATAAATGCTATACGTCAGTCTGCCACTATTGAAGCAGTAAAAGAAACTGAAAAAACATTTTACACTATTCGTAGACCGAATCGCGCTGCTTATGTTATGCGTACAGTTACGGCGTTCCCGTCTGCATCATTAAATGCTTTTTACCGTTATGGTCGCTTCGCTATTCAAAATCCTACACGGGTGACTGGATTTCTTAATTCATACAACTCGATGTTTACTACGTTTGGTATTGACCAATATGGCAACCCAGCAGAAGATGTCAAAGATGTTACACATATTGTAATGCCGCTTACGAAAGAACTCGGTTTATTTAATGACAAAGGTGTACGCTTAAGTGCACGTTCAATTGGTTTCTTGCTTAACTTACCAGGTCCATCATTCTTTATGGCTGCGCCAATTAGCCAATTAATGAAATCAAAACCTAGTGCCGAAGATACCTTAAAAGAAATATTAGGCTCTAATTATGATATTATTTTTCCATATGGTCCTCAAAGTTCAATATCCCAAGCATTAACTCCAGGTTGGCTTAGTGCTGCAAACGCTTATATATTTGAAAATGAATCTCGCGCTGACTATCTAAATTCATTAAAATCTGTTATGAACTATTATAGAACCCTTGAAGATATGAAGATACAAAAATTTCCTGGAATGGATAAAGTGCGTGAGGATGTAAAAAATCTTTACTTAGAAAAAGCAAAATGGACATTTGCTTCACCTCTCGGCGTTCCAATTAAAGTTGATACTGACCCAATGAAGTTATATGATGACTACTTTTCGGTTTTAACCGAGAAATGGCTCAGTAAAGGATATGAGCGCATCGAGGCTAAAAAACTTGCTGGCTTTGAAATGCTTTCTCATCTAGGTTCAGACTTCAAACTAGACCGCGTAACCTATAAAGGTGTAACACAAAAGGCTTATATCCCAGCACAGTTGGAAAACTATAAGCGCGTATTTGAACAAAATGATGACTTGGTTGCATCTCTTGCCAACTATGACCCTAAATTAGTTTCTCTTTTGACACTAGATGTTCCAGTTAAAAAAGAAGATTTTAATCTTAGCATCTATCGCATTCTTAATAATCCTAAAACTAAACTACCAGGCAATATACTTCTCAACGACTTGGCACTGAGCCCAGAGCAAGAAGAGACTGAACGTCAGATTAATCGTGCCTGGACAGACTACAATGAAAAGCGTGATAAGTTGCAAAGTCTTGCTTTAACAAGAGGCAAGCGCACCCTCGCTGCTGCCGACTTAGACGTTGAACTAGAACGTTATGCTAAAGAAGTTATAGCCGTAAAAAGTCCAGAATGGTTTAAACGCTTCAATGACCCAAAGGCTCCTGATAATTCTTTCATGTACGCTCAAGGCTTAGGTGAAATTGTCAATAACGTTAAGTTTATGGCAAAACATGGCAATAGCAAATTATGGCAAGACGTACAGGGATTTTTAAGTATAAGAAACATGTACACTGAAGTATACCAGACGCTAGGCAATGGCGATAGACGCAAATCCCAACTTAAAAATATGTACAACTCGCAAGTAGCAGCAAACATATCCCAATGGGACCCTGCGTTGCAAGAACTTATTACTAGATACTTTATTAACGATACCATGAAAATAACTCAGGTAGGAATCAAATAATGGCAGAGACAGCAGAAGAAAGAGACATTCGTCTCATGAAAGATGAAACTCCGCAAGAAACTGCGGCGCGCCATAAATTAGAACTGGAAAAAGCAACTGGTGATGCCAAGGCAGCGGAACTTTTAACTCAGTTTGGCGCTGTAAAAACTGATACTGCCAGCAAGGATACATCTAAGTATAAGAACTTAGTTAAACTAACACCTGCTTCCGCACGTGCCTTAATGGAACAAGAAGCAAAGGCTACTGGTTATCCACTTAAGTTCTCTGATGCTGATGTCTCTTCATTCATTGCTGAATTTGATAAGAAGTCTGCTCAACAATTAGACGAAGTAATTAAAGTAGCGCAAAGCAACACTAAGGTTGGTGCTAAACCAGAAGACCTAGTAACTAGCGTAAATTCTTTATTAACTACGACTTATCTAAATTACTTCAAGCCAGAAGTGTTTGCTAAAGATTTTATCTGGGCAAAGACCAACTTTGAAGACGTAAAGACACTTGGTCCTAAGTCGCTTACGGCACTTAGTGATGTGCGTGCACTTATAAAGAATTACAATCTACTAGGTGTTACAGATAAGGAAGCCCAGATTGCTGCTAAAGCAATCGCTATGGGAACTATGTCACTGGCTGACTATAAAGTTACATTAAATAAAGTTGCTATTAAAGAATATCCACAGTTAGCAGATAGATTTGCTAATAACCCAGACCTAACAGTTAAAGATATTGCTTCTCCTATCATTAACATGTTGGCCAAAGAATGGGAAATGGACCCTAGTACCATTGGCTTTGATGAACCTATCGTAGCAGAGTATCTCCGTCCAGGTGGAGCAGATGGCAAGGCAGCGCCTGCCACCTATACAGAGTTACTACGTAAAGCACAGGCTAGTCCTAAGTGGCAGACAACAACTAAAGCAAACGAATTAGCACGTGACTCTGCAACCTCACTTGCTAGAGCATTCGGATTTGGAGTATAATGGCAACATTAAAAGAAAACCTTGCTGCTACTGCTAAGCAACTTAAAAAAGCACAGGCAACCTATGATGCTGCTGTAAAGAATCAAGAATCCAGTACAATAATTAATGGATTAAAAGTAAAATTAGATGAAGCAAAAAAGGCATATGATTTAAGTGCGCCACAACGTAGAGATATTCTAGAGGCAGACCCAGGCGTTAAGGCTGGAAGAGAACTAGCAGCGGCTGCTGCTGCTGAAGTTGCTGCTACTGGTGTTTCTATTGCTGGAACAAAGTCAGACCTTGCTACTACTAAAGCCACTAATGCAGAGAATAAACTTGTTAAACCCACTCAGCCAGGAAAAGCATGGATTTGGAATGGTTCTAGATGGGTTAAGCCAGAGTCACCTAAAGGTGGCAAGTCATACACATGGGATGATAATAATGGTTGGACAGAGACTGTTACTGCTGACCTTCTAAACGAAAACAAAGATGTAATCCCAGAACGCCCAGGCGAAGCCTATATATGGAATCCTTTAACCAAGATGTGGGACCGTCCAACAAAGCCGCAAGGCCCAGGTTATTCTTGGGATGACAATGATGGTTGGATTTATAGTGAAGTTGTACCAGGTTCAACTGGCGGTACAACCACTGCTCCAGGACGCGTGCTTGCTATTGATACATTTAAGAATACATTTGCTTTAACCTTTGGTGCTAAAGAAGCAGGTCAAGCATACGTATCAAAGTTATATGATTTAGTCTCAGGTTTCTACAAGACTGGTTCTACCCAGGATGAGGCTATTAACCTAGCAATTCGTGAAGCATATAACAACAATGCTATCCCAGAATTTACTAAACGCTTTGCTGGTATCTTTGCACTTGATGCTAAGTTACGCGCTGGTGAGGCAATTACAGTGCCAACTGTTGCTGAGTTCTTTGCAGCAGAAGCCAAGATGGGTGAAGTATTAAATGCTGCTGGTCTTGGTGACCTAGCAACTCAAGAGTTTTTGGGCGATGTTATTGGTCGTGGCAAGTCAGTTTCCGAAGTAGGCAATCTAATTAGCGATGCATTTTATGCTATTGATAACGCTCCTCAGGCTCAGAAAGATACCTTAAAAAGATATTATCCTGCTGCGGACCGAACTTCACTAGCCAAGGCTATGCTTATGGGCCCAGAGGGCGCTGCTGCTTTATCAAGGAAGATTAAAAACATTTCAGTTCTATCTGCTTTCGAAAGTCAAGGTCTCACAATTGACATGGCTCAAGCATCCGATATTGCTGCAATGGGTTACGACTATAATCAAACCTTAGCAGGCGCTGGAGAAGTTAGCAGACTTGGTCGTGGCGGCACACTAGCCCAATTCGGTGGCACTGAGTTCACTCAAGAGCAGGCACAGAATGCTGTATTTGGTAAGAGCGCCGCAGACCTTGCTGAAATCGAAAGACTCAAGCAATTAGAGGGGTCACGATTTGCTGGCAAAGCAGGAAACATAGGCAGTAAGGCGTTTGCTTCACAGCAACGAGCCGCTGGCTTAATCTAAATAGAATCCTATCCCAATCGACCAGCCTGGGATGGCGTAAAAGACTGGTAGCAAGAGCCAGCCTATTCCCCCGAATAGAATCTGTGGCTTGCGACTAAAACGAATAGAAGGGTGGACAGTTGCTATGAGCAACAACTACTGGGACGAAGACGAAGACGAACTAGATACCGATACCATTACAGGTAACGAAAGTGGAAGCGACTTATTAAAGAAGTTGCGTAAAGCAAAACGTGCCGATGAGAAACGTATCAAAGAACTCACTGAGCAACTTGAGGGATTCTCCAAGACGCAGCGTGAGCGTACAGTCAAAGACGTTCTAGAACAAAAGGGTGTTAATCCCAAAGCAGTACGACTAATCCTTAAGGATTTAGACGAAGTTAGCGAAGAGTCAGTTAATAACTGGCTTGAAGATAATGGAGACTTGTTTGGTCTAACTGCTACGGAAGCACCAAAAGCGAGTGAAACAGACCGCGCTACATTACGTCAGCAGGATGTTTTAACTCAAGGTGCAATAACACCTGACCGAGCAGAGAACTTAGAACAACGATTAGGCGCTGCGGAATCCGCAGAAGAAATCTTGTCTATCCTCCGTTCACAAGAATAACTCATTCATAGTATCTAGTCACTTGGAGGTGACAACATGGCCTACGTATCCACCGATTCCGCTTCTTTAGGCGGCACAGTTGGTTCAGCAGGTTTAGTTCAGAAGGCGTATGACCGTCTTTTGGAGTTTGCTCTCCGTTCAGAACCCCTTATTCGTTCTGTCGCAGACAAGCGCCCAACTAACCAATCAATCCCAGGTTCAACAGTCGTTCTACAACGCTACGTTGACCTATCAGCAGCAACAACTGCTCTAACCGAAACAACAGACCCAGATGCAGTAGCAATGTCTACACCAACATCAGTTACAATTACTCTTAACGAGTACGGTAACTCTGTTCTTGTAACACGTGCTTTGGAACTATTCAGCCTTGCTGATGTAGACCCAGCAATTGCTAACATCATCGCATTCAACCTAGCCGATTCAATCGACGCAGTTGCAATGACAACACTTCGTGGCGGAACCAACGTTATCTACTCTGGTTCAACCGCTACATCTACAGCAACAGTTACTGCTGCTGCAACACTATCTTCTGCTAACATCCGTAAGGCTGTTGCTAAGTTACGTGCTAACAAGACAACCGCTCGCAAGGGCTCACTATACTGGGCTGGTATCCACCCAGAAGTTTCACACGACCTTCGTGCAGAAACAGGCTCGGCAGGTTGGTTGCTTCCAAATCAGTACGGTTCTGCACAAGACCGTATCTGGGCTGGAGAAATCGGTACATACGAAGGTGCATACTTCGTAGAGTCACCACGTCTTTACTCAGCAACTGATGGTGCTTCATCTGCAAAGGTGTATCGTACTATCCTAGCAGGACAGCAAGCAATGGCAGAAGCCGTTGCTGAAGAACCACATGTAGTCATCGGCCCAGTCGTTGACCGCTTGATGCGTCACCGCCCAATGGGTTGGTACGGAGTTCTTGGTTTCGCTCGCTACCGCGAAGAAGCCCTGTACCGCATTGAGTCAGGTTCATCAATCGCTTAGTTGATTGACGCTGTGGCAGAGGGGTAAAACTCTCTGCCATAGAGTAAGTTCATTAAGGAGAACTAATGGCAACATACAAATTCACTACACCTTATGTCCTTGAAGGACCATCAGGTGGGCATCGTTTGTTTTACTTTGCCAAACTCCGCAAGGGTATTACCATTGTTAAAAGTGGTAGCACCTATTCGCAGATTCGCTACGCAGTAGATGAAGATTTAGATTCATACGATGAAGTTTATCGTGGTGGATATACGCATAGTAATATAAGTGAAGCAACGAAGGCAGCACTAATAGCAGGGGGCATCGATGTCACGGAAGCAAACTTTACAGCAGAGTGATTGTGACCACATTACTAAAGTAGTAGAGTGGGGATATAGTTTAATAGATGGTGACATGGTTTCTCATGTGGCATTGTACGGATGTACTAAATGCGATGAGACATCAGATGTGCCATTCGTTTCAGATGATTTCAAGCAGGTAGACCACACCAAGTGTGGCGGTCCATATGAATGTTTCGGATGCAAAGCAAAAGGTTTACAACTTAATACTGGAGATGCAGGAAGAGATATACCAGATAAGAAATGGAATGGCGAACTCAAAGCATATAGAGATGCTAGAGCACAAGGTATTCAACCATCTGGTACTCGAATGCATGATGTAGAAGCAGCACATAAAGCGTCAGAGACATTAGGTCAAGCATATGATGGTGACTCAATGCCTAAGACAAAAGACATAACACCCAAATCCGTAGAGATAATGAAAGAGATAGGACAAATATAATGCCAAAAGTCGGAATGAAGGAATTTGCTTATACTCCAAAGGGTATGGCAATGGCTAAGATGGAAGCAAAGAAGTCTGGCAAGAAAGTTATTAAGAAGACAGTAATGAAGAAGATGGGCAAGAAGAAGTAGCATGAATAAGACCCCACAATGGCAACAGTCATTTCCTAAACTCACAGTGAGAACTGCTCAAGATGCCAAGCAAGAAAAGGCATTAAAAGATTTTATAAAAAATAAAGAAGCCGCAGCCAAGAAGACTGGCTCATGGAAAAACGGATACACTAACTAAGGATTTAAAATGAGCGACCCAAGACTAAAGCGAGCAGGCGTATCTGGTTTTAATAAGCCAAAGCGTACACCCAGTCACCCAAAGAAGTCACACGTAGTTGTGGCTAAAGAAGGTACTCAGGTTAAGACTATTCGCTTTGGTCAACAGGGTGTCACTGGCGATAAGAAGCCAACGGCACGTCAAGCATCATTTAAGGCGCGTCATGCAAAGAACATTGCAAAAGGTAAGATGTCTGCAGCATATTGGGCAGATAAGGTTAAGTGGTAACTAACTAAAGGTGGGGACAATGACTGACAAATTAGCAATCGCCTGGTGCGATAACGGTATGGTTGATGGCAAGTTTATGCAAGGCGTTACTGATGTAATGCTCCATTCTGGAGTTGAAGTCACAACTACTTTGCGTAGTCAAGGCAATCAAATTGCAAGACAGCGTGACAAGGTAATTAACTACTGGTATGACAACAACAAGTCTGACTGGCTACTTTGGGTAGACTCAGATGTTGTAATCAGCGTAGATACTTTTAAGTTGCTTTGGGATAACAAAGATGTTCAAGAGCGTCCAATGTTGACAGGTGTTTACTTTACAACTGACCAACCTGAAGAAACTCTTATGACACCAATGCCAACATTGTTTGACTTCGTAGTTAACGAGAATCAAATCGGTGTTAAGCGTATTCACCCAATGCCAAAGAACCAACTAATGCAGGTAGGCGCAGCAGGCATGGGATACGTCCTAATGCACAGAAGCGTTGTAGATAGAATTAGAGCAGTCGTCCCAGAGGGACCATTGTTCTCAGATATTGGACATGGCAAGAATTTCCTAGGTGAAGATATCTTTTTCTTTGCACTATGCGATAAAGCAGATGTTCCACTATTTGCGCACACAGGCGCAACTGTTCCACATATGAAACGATTCTCGTTTGATATTAATTACTACAACGCTTTCATGGGTGCTCAAGAAGAACCTAAGAAGCCTAAGAGTAAATTGATTACCCCAGATTATATGAAGTAGAAAGGTTAACAAATGGCACTAGGCAAAGCAGGAAGCAGTCTGACTCAAGAACTTAATCGTCTTGCTGGCATAACCAATGTAGCAAACTATAAAGATGAACAAGGTGCTGCGAATGCCTGGGCGGGTACCACTGGTTTGGCTACAGTAGGTGCTCTTAACATTAAAGTTTCTTCTTCTCGCACTCGAGATAAGTTCAAGGATATTGATGGTGTTTGCAATGAACTTGCTGGCACCACAGGACTAGCAGCCCCTGCTGCACTAAGGAGCATTAACGCATAATGAGTGCTAAATATAATATTACCTGCGAGCAGGGTGCAACATTTACTTTCCAGTTCACAGTTAAGACTGGCGATACTGCTTGGAACCTGACTGGCTACACAGCCACCATGACTGTCCGACCATTCGTTGGTTCTAATGAAACTACACTGACTGCCTCAACCGCTAATGCTCGCATTGCTATTGTTGGTGGAACAGGACAAGTTACGGTCACTTTAAGTTCAACCATAACTGCTGATTTAGAAGCAAGCCGTTACGCTTATGACTTAATCCTTGACTCAGGCTCTGTAGTGACACGTCTCCTGGAAGGTAAATTCGTAGTAACTCCGAGCGTGACTCAATGAGTGAGACAATTGTAGTAGTTGAGCAAGCCTCATCTAGCAACATCTCAGTCAACATCAGTCCTGAGACTGCTGCAGTTGAAGTCATTGTTGAGATTACCGAGACACCTGAGAGTTCCGTAGTCCTATCAAATGACCAAGGACCTCAGGGTATCAAGGGTGACACAGGAGCCACAGGTCCTGCCAATACCCTATCAGTTGGTACTGTAACTGGTGGCGTAACTGCTGCCGCTACTATCACTGGTACTGCTCCAACACAAACTCTTAACCTGGTATTACCTCAGGGCGCTACTGGTGAGACGGGTGCTACGGGCGCTACAGGGGCTACAGGAGCCGCTGGCGCGACAGGCGCGACTGGAGCAACGGGAGCGACAGGTGCTAAGGGCGACAAGGGCGATACTGGTACGACAGGTAATACTGGCGCTACTGGTCCAGCAAACGTTCTAACTATTGGATTAGTAACTGGCGGTACTACCGCTGCTGTTACCATTAGTGGAACATCTCCAAGTCAGACTTTAGATTTAGTTCTACCTAAGGGTGACACAGGATTAACTGGAGCACAAGGACCAACAGGTCCAACTGGTTCCCAAGGTATCCAAGGCCTCAAAGGTGACAAGGGCGATAAGGGCGACACAGGTTCTACAGGTGCTACAGGTTTAGCAGCAACAATAACTACAGGAAGTACAACTACTGGTGCGGCTGGTAGTTCAGCCACAGTAGGTAATTCTGGTACAACCTCAGCAGCGATACTTGACTTCACAATTCCTAGAGGTGACACGGGTGCAACTGGTGCAACTGGTGCTACGGGTGCAACTGGAGCCACAGGCGCACAAGGTATTCAGGGTATCCAAGGTGTAAAGGGTGACACTGGTGACACTGGTGCGACAGGTGCCGCAGGCACCAATGGTACTAATGGCACGAACGGTACTAATGGAACTAATGGTACTAACGGAACAAACGGTCAAGGCGTACCAGTAGGTGGTACTGCTGGACAAGTATTATCAAAAATTGACAGTACAGATTACAACACCCAATGGGTTGCACAAACTGGTGGTGGCGGTGCTACCGATTCAGACCAAAACATTCTAGCAGTTCAAATATTCGGATAGGATAAGACAATGGCAACTTTTACAAAAGAACTATTATCAGGTAGTACCCAAGGCAAGGCAATTAAAATTGCTGCTACTACTTCTGGTAGTGCTGGTACAACTATCCACGCAACAGGCACATCATCATCTATTGAAGATGAAGTCTGGCTTTATGCCTACAACTCGTCAGCAAGTGCGGTTATATTAACTATCCAATGGGGCGGCGTAACTGCCGTTGATAATGAAATTAAATTATCTATCCCTGCAACATCAGGTTTAACTTTGGTTGTACCTGGACTAATTATTACTGGTACAGGTAGCGCAGCAAATACTGTTGCCGCTTACGCTGGCACAACAAATGTGATTACAATTTCAGGATATGTAAATAGGATTTCCTAATGGCTTATTTTTTACGCCGTATGGTTTCTTCTAGCCAAGTCTCTGATTCATTCAAAATGGGTAACGGAGTAGCGGTTCCTTCACGCCAAAGTTCAGTAAAGGCAACTGGTGGAACAATTACAGTTACCAGCGATTATGTCTATCACGCCTTTACTTTGAGTGGCACATTTGCCCCAACAGTTCCATCTGTAACTTGCGACATTTTAGTTGTCGCTGGCGGTGGAGGTGGAGGATTTTCATACGGCGGTGGTGGCGGTGCGGGTGGCGTAATAGCGTTTGCTACACAAGCAATAACAACTCCTCAAAGAGTTCTTATTGGTATGGGCGGTAATGGAAGTCAAAGCACTACTGGTGGGTATGGAAGTAATTCACAATTTGGAACGCTAACTGCCGCTGTCGGCGGTGGTGGTGGTGCTTATCCCAATACTGGCGCTGCTGGTGGCTCGGGTGGCGGAGGTGCTGGAACTACAACTATCGGAAACGGTGGTGCTGGTACTTCTGGACAAGGTTTTCGTGGTGGTAATAGAACTGCTACATCTGGCGCTTCAGGCGCTGGTGGTGGTGGTGCTGGCGCAACTGGTACAGATAATGCTTCAACCAATACTGGTAGCACTGGTGGCGTTGGAACTACCTCAGTTACAAACTGGGGCGCATTAACGGCAGCATTATCCGCAACTGGTTTAGGTGTAAGTAATTACCTTGCTGGTGGTGGCGGAGGTGGTTCGGGCGCTGGCGGTACTCCGTCTATCGCTGGAGGACTTGGCGGAGGCGGTGCGTCAGGAACTTCAACTACTGCTGGTGTAGATGCTGTCGCTAACACTGGTTCAGGTGGTGGTGCTGGTTCGAACATTGGTACCGCTATTGGTGGTGGTGCTGGTGCTAACGGATTAATTATAGTGAGGTATGCGGTATGAGTGGTTCATTTCTCAGAACGCTTTCATCAAGTCAGGTTTCTGACTGGTTTAGCCAGACATCAGGTACTCAAACTATTTCCGTTCCATCAAGAATAGCGGGCATTGATTACCTTGTTATTGCTGGAGGTGGTGGTGGTGGACTATCTGGTGGCGGTGGTGGTGCTGGTGGTTACAGAACTTCTGCTGGAATATCAGGTCAAAACTCTATTGCTGAAAAGAAATTTGTTATTGCTTTGTCAACAAACTACACGGTTACCGTAGGTGGCGGTGGAACCGCTGGTACCTCATCAGGAACGGATGCTGGCAGTGGAAACAATAGCGTATTTGCAACCATAACTTCCATAGGTGGTGGAAGAGGCTCTTCAATTAACAACGTGCTTGTTGGCGGTGTTGGTGGTTCTGGCGGTGGTGCTACTCAAAAAGAGTTTCCTGCGTTCAAAGGTTTAGGTGCTACTGGACAAGGTTTTGATGGTGGTAACAACCATTTAACTACTCCAATTGCTGGTAATGGTGGCGGTGGTGGTGGTGCTGGAGGTGATGGCGGTAACGGAAGCCCAACAGTCGCTGGTAATGGTGGTTCAGGATTAAGCAATAGCATTACTGGAACTGCTGTAAGTCGCGGTGGTGGCGGTGGTGGTGGTGCTGGTTCGCCAGGTACAGCAGGAACAGCAACTGCTGGTGGAGGTGCTGGACGTAATACTAGAACTGCAGCAACTGCTGGAACTGCCAATACTGGTGGTGGCGGTGGCGGTGGAGGATACCTTTCTGGCTTCGGTGCTGGTGGTGCAGGTGGTTCAGGTGTGGTTATTCTCAGATACCCAGCCACTTTGACAATTACAGTAGGCGCAGGTTTGACAGGTTCAACACCAGCGGCTTCTGGTGGATTTAAGTACACAACAATTACAGCAGGCACTGGAAACGTGAGTTGGGCATAATGGCACATTACGCATTTTTAGATGAAAACAATATAGTTGCAGAAGTTATTACTGGCATTGATGAAACTGAATTGATAGAAGGATTATCAACTGAAGAGTGGTATGGCAACTTTAGAGGACAGCGCTGTATCCGTACTTCATACAATGGCAACATTCGTGGTAAGTATGCAGGAATTGGCGATACCTACGATGAAGTTACAGACACTTTTGTTTCACCCATTACAGGAGAACAATTAATAGAAGAGGAAACAGATGGCAACATTTAAGGATATGGTCGATGAGGTACGTGCCAAGTTGGCTGGATATACAATGCGTCAAGACCGCATTACCTATCTAGCAAATACCTCAGGTATCACAACTACTACCACTGCTATTCAAATTGGTTCATCTTCCAACCTTGCTAAAGGTGTTGTTGAAATTGATGATGAACTTATCTGGGTTGATTCTTTTGATAAGGCTAACAGTACATTAAATGTTATTCCTGGCTTTGGTCGCGGGTATCAAAACACTAACCCTGCTCCACATGCTCTTTATTCACAGGTTACTTTATCTCCTACATTTCCACGTGTTGCTATTAAGCAAGCAATCAATGATACAATTAGTAGCGTATTTCCTAAACTATGGGGTATAAACTCTACCACATTTACTTTTAATCCAGCGCAGTCTTCATACGCTTTACCAGATGATTGCGAAGATGTTCTCTCAGTTAGTTGGGAATCTGTTGGCCCATCTAAAGAATGGGTATCAGTCAAGCGTTGGAAGTTGGATGCTATGGCTAATGCCACCGCGTTTAACTCTAACTCATCTATCTCAATCTATGACTATATAAGTCCTGGTCGCACTGTTCAAGTATGGTACACCTCACAACCTAATACATTGGAAAGCAATACAGAAGATTTCAAAGATGTAACTAGCCTACCAGAGACTTCTAAAGATGTAATCATCCTAGGCGCATGTGCGCGTCTACTAGCCTTCATTGATGTTGGCAGACTTAACTTAACTTCTGCCGAATCAGATAACGCTGATACTAAGTTGCCATCTAACTCTGGTACTTCCGCAGCAAAATATGTATATGCTCTATATCAACAACGCTTACAAGAAGAATCAAGTCGCTTGTATGGTCGCTTCCCAACTAAAATCCACTACACACGCTAAGGAAAATACATGACAAGACGATATTCATCTATAAGTACAGAGACTACATTAGCATCTTCCATCTCTAATAGTGCTACAACTATGATTGTTGCAACAGGAACTGCGTCTGCCTTTATGGGTGGAGTAAGTCTTACCGCTGGTAACGTTGACCAGTTTACTATTGCTCTTGACCCAGATACCGTCAATGAAGAAATTGTCTTTGTAACTGGCGTATCATCTGACACACTTACTATTGTTCGTGGTCGTGCTGGAACATCTGCTATCACTCATGCGGGTGGCGCAACTGTTAAGCATGTGCTTACTAGCGATGACTTGGCTTACTTTACCTCTGGTGTTGATAGTGCAGTTAGCCTTACTGGCACACAGACTCTTACTAATAAGACTTTAACTGCCCCAGTTATTTCTACAATTGTAAATACTGGAACAATAACCCTACCTACATCAACTGATACTCTAGTTGGTAGAGCAACAACTGATACGTTAACTAATAAGACTTTAACAAGTCCAGCAATTGATGACCCTAAGTTAAACTTAACTCTTAATGCTAATACATCTACAACTTATACTTTTGTTTTAGCAGACAATGGTAAGTTAGTAACATCTAATAATGCCTCAGCGCAGACACTATCTATCCCAACTAACGCATCTGTTGCGTTTCCAGTTGGTACTCAAATACACGTAGCGTGGATTACTGGTGCTGGTCAACCAACAATTAACGCAGTTACTTCTGGAACTACAACAGTACTTTCAACTGGTGCTACATCGACAGCACCTAAAGTAAGAGTAGTTAACTCAGTTGCTACTTGTATTAAAATTGCAACCGATACATGGTTGGTGACAGGAGATATTGCCTAATGCCAATCTTAGGAATTCTCGCAAGTAGTAAGATGAAAGCAACACCAACAGTTGAATACTTAGTTGTTGGCGGTGGCGGCGGCGGCGGAGGAGCAGGCGGAGGCGGTGGTGCAGGTGGTTTTAGGACTGCAACAGGCTTTGCTGTTACTCGCGGAGTTGCTTTAACCGTTACTGTTGGTGCTGGTGGTATAGGTGTAGGTCAAAACTCTGGTACTGGCACGGCTGGCAATGGCGGTGATTCTGTATTTTCTTCGATTACTTCTACAGGCGGCGGCGGAGGTGCTGCGGCATCAGCAAGTAACTATACATCATTGGTGACAGGCGCTAATGGCGGCTCAGGTGGTGGTGGATTTAACGCTGCTGGTGGCACAGGAACTTCTGGACAAGGAAATAATGGTGGTGGAGCAGCAACAGGAAACCCTAACTCATACACCGCAGGTTCAGGTGGTGGTGGTTCAAGCGGAGCAGGTGTAAGTGGTACCGCTAGTGTAAATGCAGGAAATGGTGGCGCAGGAACTTCATCATCAATTACTGGAGCAGCAGTTACTTACGCCGCAGGTGGCGGTGGTGGTGCGATGAATCAGAACAATGTTTCGACAACTCCAGTTCCAGTTCAAGGACTTGGTGGCTCTGGTGTAGGCGGCAATGGTTGCGTATATACAACCTTTGGAAATGCTTCTACTTCGGCAACAACTCCTGCTGCCAATACAGGTTCAGGCGGCGGTGGTTCTGGTAATAATAATCCCCTTGGCAATTCAGTTGGTCCAACAAGTGGTTCTTCGGGAATTGTTGTTCTTCGTTACGCGGACATTTATGCTCCAGCATCTGAGACAACAGGTTCACCAACAATCACCAACACAGGTGGATATAGAATTTACAAGTTTACTGGAAGCGGGAGTATAACTTTCTAATGGCATATGGCGATGATATTACCGAGGGAATTCCCTATAACTTATCTAACCCTGTTGGCAATACTGCCTACTCGGGGACGGCTGAGTCTTACGATATAGCAGTTGGTACTCAACCATTCTTCCTAACAACAAGCGATGAGACTCCTTATCGTCGTCAGACAGCACAATACCGCAAGCAACAGATTGACCAGAGCACTGAGCCTGGTGAGCAATCTATTACTGGTTGGTGGGTTCGTGCTCAGTCATCATTCCATAATGGTTCAGGTATCAAGTTTTTCGACCCATCTGCTGGTGAATTAGTATCATACCGATTTGCTGATAGCAAAGGTGTCGACATCTGGACTAAAGGACAAGCAACGCTACTTAAGTCCTGTACATCAGGCCATGCTACGACTGGTCCAATTGCGTCTAATGGTGTTGTTCAACAGCATATGCGCTCTATCAAGTGGAGCACCTTTACTGGTGCTTTGCTACATGATGAGTATGACGTAGACAAGATTAAGGTAACAGACCCAAGTAATCCAGTTCACTTCATTGACTACAATGCTGGCACTGATTCGCCTGTATACGCTATCTGCGATGATGGAACTTTTGCTTATTGGATTACCAATACATCAACTAAAAAAACTGTATATAAGAAAGCATTGACTTTAACTTCATCAGATGCTAATACAAAAATGTTTGATGAAGTTGGCACAATATCAAATGCTACTATGGAGTATGTAAAAGATAGAATTGTCTTGTGTGCCGATAATAAGGTATATGAATTCGCCACATCGGCAACAGCAATGCCAACTGCTGTATACACTAATCCAACTTCAACTCACGTATACACATCTGTTGCTGCATCTGGTCCTGCTATTTATATTGCTGGTTACAATGGTAGCCAGTCAACTATTCAAAAGTTTACACTTAATACATCAGGCGTAATGCCAACACTAACCTCAGCAATTACTGCAGCAGAAATGCCAGCAGGTGAAATCGTACATAAGATTTTCTACTACCTTGGCTATATGATGATTGGTACTAACAAAGGTGTTCGTGCCGCTATTGTATCTGACCAAGATGGTTCTATTAACTATGGCCCACTAATTGTTGAGACATCACAACCATGCTATGACTTTGCAGCACGTGATAAGTTTGTATGGTGCGCGACATCTGTTGGTGGAGAGCCTGGACTCGTCCGTATTGATTTAGGTTCTGAGATAGAGACACTACGCTTTGCTTATGCTAACGATGTTTACTTTCCTGGAGTAACTGCGCATCCAACAACTGCTGTCTGCTTTGATGGCAATACTGACCCAACCACTGCTGATAGACTTATGTTCGCTACCGCATATGCCGCATCTACTGATGGTGCAGTCTACGTAGAATCTGCGTCAACCCTAATATCATCTGGCTACGTAACAACTGGTAAGATTCGTTATGGCACACTAGAGAATAAAGTCTTTAAGAACTTAAAGGCTCGTATCAATAACACCTATGGTGCTTTAACAATGGAGTCAATTGACAATGCTGACTCAGCATATGTGATTGGTAACTTTGCTGAAGGAGATTTTACCCCAGAGGTAAATGTATCTTATCCTGCAGGGCCACAAGAGTACCTATCGTTTAAGTTCACACTTAAGCGCTTTAGCACAGACTCCACTAAGGGCCCAACCTTTAATGGTTATCAACTAAAGTCCT